TTGACTTTTTGCCATTTCTTGTCCCAGAGATACTCCTAGAACTGCCGCACCAGCCCTACCACCTGACATAGTACCACCACCAGAAGGCAATAGATTCGCACTGCCTTGACTTGCTGCACCAAGATTGAAGTATTCTGTCCCTCTAGTTCCGAACCCATCTACCTTATTTATTTTACCTTTTATGATATCTTTAGCACCCAACAAATGTGCGGCAGCTAAGTATCCAGCAACTGTTCCGCTATCACTATCTTTGCTGATAACGCCTGCGTCCATCAATGCTTTTTTATTTCTCATGGTGTATCTTTTGAACGCTCTATCTTGAATTCCAGGGGAATTTAAAAACTCTCGATGCCCACTGACACCCACCCAGTTTGAGTCTTTTTTCCATGCATCTGCGCCATCTCTTTTATAACTTCCTACTCTGAGCATACCTGCATCTTCTAATGCTGCAGAACCCATTTGATATTTACCAAGATATAAACGACCAGAACCACCGATTGCTTTATACCCTCCACTCCCAGCACTTTCTTTTTCGGCAACTTTATTCATGTATGATTTAAAATTAAAATCAGTTCTTCCACCTCCAACTAATCTTTCTTGATTAGGGTCTCCTGAAACGTCAGCACTTCCACTTTCTAGTTTTCGTATTTCTTTGCCTATTGCCTGCAACCTCATCATCGAGCTTTGTCCGCCCGTTTGAGATAAAATCCTTTGTTCCTCTTTAAGTTCCTGTAATTTGTCTACGGGAGAGACAGACTCACCTCTTCTTTTGAGTTCTGCCCTCATTTCTTTTAGAGTACCGCCATTTAGCTTGCCTAATGATATTTGTGTCATCAGGTCTTGGCTACTCATGTTCTTAATATTTTCTTTACTTACTTTATGTCCACCAATAAGTTGCTCATCTAATATCCCCTGTGCTTTTAGAGTTGCTACTGGGTCCATAAACAACCCTGCTGCGGTTTGGAATTGGTTTTCTTTATCAAGGTAAACGTTTTGAAGTCTTTCAAATTCTGCCACAGCAGTTTTATTACCTGCTTTAATTTGTTTTTCAAATGTTTCAAAATACTGATTTGCTTCTACACGAGCAGCTTGAGCATCTTCTTCTAACTTCTGAATTTTGCCGTACTGTTCTCTTTTCTTATCGAGATTTTCATATTCTGCTGATATTTCTCGCTTTTTTTGTTGAAATTCTTCGTCAGATAAATTTTTCTTATCTTCAATTAATGCTGCCATTCTTGTATTGTTCAATTCTCTAAGATTTGCGAGTTCTTGATCACCTTCAAGGAAAGGTTTTCGGAAATCTTCATCATCAAAAATCTTACCAATAGTTTCGCCAACCCAGTTTCCTAATGATAATCCTAACCAAACTCCACCTGGACCGAAAACAAGACCAACTGCTCCACCAATAGCACCACCAATTACTCCACCTAGATCTTCTTTTTTTATTCTTGTTCCAACGTCTTGATCTAAACCTGCTGAAGCAATATCCCATCCATCTTTCGCATTTACTGCAATAGATTCGATAAAGGTTGCAAATCCAAAAGTTTTAGATACAATTTTTCCACTTGTTGTTGACTCTAACCATTTTGAGACGCCACCTGCTTTGTCTGTTTCTGAAGCTACTTTTAACACAGCTCCAAGTTTACCTGCTCTCGCAGCGTCGTCTATTTTAGAACCCAACTTCAAAGTATCGTCTGCTACTTGCTGTCCTGATATCTTTACTTTGTCTGCGGTTTTCTTTGTTTTGTTAGCAAAATCATCTGCTGCTTCATCTAGTTTTGTGCCACTACCTTTTACCTTTTTTGCTGCATCATCAACCTTTTTGCTTCCAGCTTCAATATTTGTACCTGATTTAGTAAATTTGGCATTTACCTTTTCTAGCAACTTGACTAATGATTTATTGATGCCACCAACAAAATTTGATGCAATTGCGCCAAGACCCAAACCAGCAATAATTGGTAAAGCAAATCCTGGACCACCTTTGCCTTCACCCGATCCTGATTTCTTTTTTGCACCTGTTGCATCCATTTTGTTACGAGCTCGTATTGATTCTCTTCTGTCTTCTCTTCCTAAATCGTAATACTCTTTGTGTAGTTCGTAGGTTTGATCTAAGAAATCTTGAATTTGACTTAATATACCATTTTGATCATCAAGTTGATCAATAACGTAGTTCACACCATCAATCATTTTTGATTGGTTTTCTAAAGAATAGTATTGAAATTCTCTAGTCTTCGAATTTATAAATGGTAATGCCATTGTATCCTACCTTATTAATTGCTTTGTCGGAATGGTGGAATATCTTCGGCAAATATACCACGATTAAGATCTTCCACATCTCTTTTCTGATCAATATCATCCAGTTCTGGATAATCTGCCTTTGTAAATATTTCTGTTTCTTGAAATGTCATCTGTATATCAATAGAAACTGGAGCGCCGACATCTTCGAAAAAGATAGGCATATTCTCACCGTTGTAGTTTACGGTTAAATCAGTAAGAACAGAGTTCTTGATAGTAAACAACCAGTCTTTTCTATTTGATGAAAATTCTATCTCAAAACTATCTGGATATTTGAACGCTAAATTTCCAGCATAAAACTCTGGATGCATATGATATTTTAAAGTTGTTATTATATCTCTGATAGTGTTTGATTCTTGTTGATTCCTAGCGATAAACTTATACTGAAATCCAAATGTTCGTAGTCCAACAGACTTAAATAAGACTGCCATATGTGGATTAAGTGCTACTCCTGCTCCCAGACCTGCTCCTTGCACAAAAGAATTGACACTAACAGCACCAGCAATTGTAGTGCCTAATCCTCCGAGTTTACTTGCTATGAGTGTTGCTACACCACCAACTCCTATTGCAGCAACTTGCTGATTATCTGTTAATATTTTTTCAGCATCACCATCAAAAATATTGTCAGATTTAAATGCGTCTCTTACTCCTGCCAAACCTGAACTGACAACATTTTGGAGATCATTTTGTACACCTTGTACATTTAATCTACCTGCTGCTGCAGCAGCAAATGCTCCGATACCACCTGCTTCGTATTCAACTTTTGAATTTACTGCTAATTGCGCTGGGATTGGTAACACATAATTTCTTCCAGTCGTCTTTTTAGTTTTTGTTCTAACGTCATCTCTTGATTTTTCCATCACCCTCAAAATCATATAGTTTTTATCTTGGATTTCTGGCGGGAAAATAAAGTTCTTTTTTCCGTTCTTTTCTCTAGCAGCAATCTTATTAGCAGCAGACATCTATCATACCTTTGTAATAAATAGGTTTTTGTGTCAACTATTTATACAGATTGTATGAAATACCATCAAGGAAGATTCAAACCAAAGTTTCCTGAAAAATACAAGGGAGATCCTACCAATATTATATATCGCAGTTCTTGGGAACTGAATGTGTGTTCATACTTTGACAAGAATCCAGATATAGTATGGTGGGGCAGTGAGGAGTTTGCCATACCCTATCGATCACCAATGGACGGCAAGGTTCATCGATACTTTCCAGACTTTATTGTGAAGACTAGCAAAGGTGATACTGTTGTGTTTGAAGTAAAACCTGCTGCACAGTCGAGACCACCAGAGAAAAAGAGTCGTGTTACAAAGAAATATATCAAAGAAGTGACCACTTGGGGTGTTAATCAAGCAAAATGGGAAGCAGCAGTTCGATATTGCCAAGATAGAAATTGGAAATTTCAAGTGATAACTGAGGATCATTTATTTGGCAAGAAGACTAAATAGTAACATGGCAACCTTATTCGATGATATACTAACAAGAGGACTTCGTGCTGGTCAAACCCCTGCACAAAGTCAGGAAGCACGTGATTGGTTTAGAAGAGCCGCTAAAAGAACGGCAGGTGCAAATCCTAATAAGATATTGTCGAACGCTGACGATAAAGATATGAGATCATCGCCAGCAGTAGGTAAAATGTATCATTTTTTCTATGACCCCAAAGGCAAGAAAACATTACCATACTATGACAAGTTTCCTTTGATTTTTATGGTCGGTCCAGCATCAGGTGGTTTCTATGGTATAAACTTACATTATCTACCACCAGTATTACGAGCAAGGTTGATGGATAATCTTTATGGTATTGTGTCAAATAAAAAATACGACAGAACAACAAAACTTAGACTATCATATGAAACATTACAAGGTGCTTCAAAGTTTAAATTGTTTAAACCAACATTCAAACATTACCTTGCTTCAAATGTTAGATCTAGATTCTATAACGTGCCAGCAACTGAGTGGGATATAGCACTAATGCTACCAACGCAGAGATTTGAAAAGGCAAACGCACAAAGAGTTTATAGAGACTCAAGAAAGGCAATCTAATGGCATTTAATGTAAATGAATTTAAAGGGTCGCTAACTAGTGGTATTGCTAAAACTTCGCACTTTGAGGTTATGTTTACACCGCCATCAGGAATAGGCATAGACTTTGATGCATCAAAGCAGTTGACGTATAGAGCAGACAGTGTAGAAATCCCTGGAAGAACTGCACTTACCATTGAACATAGATTTGCTGAGAATGGTCCACTGAGTAAAATACCATATACACAGGTGTTCGGTGACGTGACGATTACGTTTATTCTAAGCGATGGGCTTGGTGAAAAACTGTTCTTTGAATCTTGGATGGCAAGTATGATGGACACTACGCCACAAGGCGCAGGTCAATCATTCAACGTAAAGTATTTTGAGAATTATAAATCAGATTTAGATATAAGACAGTTTGATTCTAATGGAAAATTAAGAAACACCATAAAACTTATAGACTCATATCCTATTATTATGAATGGTATTCAAATGGGATGGAACGACGATTCAATCGCCAAACTTTCTTTACAGTTTGCATTAAGGTATTATGAGATAATCCCAAATGAAGAGCAAGTTGCTGAAAGTAAAGAGGTCGTGACTCAACCAAACAATGCGGCACCTGCACCTATATCGATTGGAATAGACCAAAGAGAAGCATCAACCCCTAGTCCATCAAATAGAGTATTTACAGGATTAGCATCTGGGCAATAAATAAACAATTTAATTATGGAGATTGAGAATGTTACCTATATTATCTGTACCTGAGTTTAAAACTAAGTTACCATCTACAGGAAAGACTATAAAGTTTAGACCGTTTTTGGTTAAAGAAGAAAAGGTTCTTTTGATTGCTTTGCAAGATGGAGAAAAACAAAGTATTATTGAAGCAGTTGTGGCATTACTGAAGAACTGCGTGCTGAGTAAGGTTGATATTGATAAACTACCAACGTTTGATATCGAGTGGTTGTTTATGCAAATACGAGCGAAGTCGGTTGGCGAGGAAATAGAAATGACACTCGGTCATAATAATGACAAAGAATGTAAAGCGAGAACAAAGTATACTTTTAAGATCGAAGACTTAACCATTAGTGGTAGTGTAAGTGATGGTAAAATAGAATTAGCAGATGGGATTGGTATTAAGTTGAAATACCCCACTTATAGTGACGATAAGATGATGGAGCGTAATGCTGAAAACTTATTTGTTATGATAAAAGAAAATGTTGAATATGTTTATGACTCAGAAAACATTTATGATGAGTTTACTGAAGAAGAATTAGATGAATGGTTAGGGCATTTGAACCAACAACAGTTCGAAAAAATATTAGCGTTCTTCACTGATGGACCATCGTTAAGTCATTTAATTGAATGGGAA